GATACTTTTATTATACAGGATCTGAACAGTCTATCAGAACTAGGAACAGTTTGTGAAACAGCAAATAAGAAAGTAATAGACTCACGACTACACTTCATTGCTGAAGGTGGTGGTAAGACTAGAACCATCGCTATTTGTGATCACTGGTCACAGCAGGCGGTTTATCCTATTCATATATTTCTTATGAATATTCTAAAACGCATGAAGACAGACGGTGCCTTCTCCCATAATAGAGTTGCGCTTCTAAGTAAGGAAGCGACAGCTCTAGGGAGAGACATCTTCTGTTTTGATCTAAGTAATGCGACGGACCGTTTCCCTGTTAAACTTCAGGAAGACGTTCTATCGTGTATCATAGATCCTGAGACCGCTGCTCTATGGAAGAATATTTTGATAGATAGAGATTTTCAAGTCTCTACCGACCAGAGTACCTCCCACATAACAGTGCGTTATAAAGTTGGACAGCCCATGGGTATTTTAAGCTCATGAGCTGCCTTCTCCTTAGCGCACCACGCCATCATTCAATTTAGCGCATTCAATATCGGGATTTATCCCTTTAGAGAATACGTTGTAATTGGTGATGATGTTGCTATCTTTCACGAAGCAGTTGCACATGAGTATAAGAGAATCTTAGAAAGCCTTGATGTTCCCATCAACCTTTCCAAGAGCCTCTTCTCCAAAGGAAAACCCTCTTCGGCAGAAATTGCCAAAAGAGTGTTCTTCAATGGGGAAGAGGTCTCTCCTATACCCCCCGATATTTTCAAGGCAGTTTCGGAGGATTCAAGAATCCTTCCTCAACTGATCTTGGTTATGTCGGAACGTGGATGAGTCACTAACGGTGAAACCCCGGGTAGAGCCGAGACTTTTAATAATGTCATTCTTCCTTACTTAAGGGACATTTGACCTATTAAAGCTCTCGACCTTGCCTACGTTCTATCATTTCCATGTCAAAGAAGCCAGCCCTTTGCAGGGGTAGGTGATCTTTGGCATTGGTGTGATAAGGAGAATTTACTCCGTATCACAAAGAGGGTACTGTTGTACCATCTTAGAGAGAACGTACTTCAATTTGAGAAGCTGTGTTACGAAAGTAACGCACGCGATCTCTTACTAAAGTGGGGCGATCTACCAATCGACAAAGCTCCGGGTGTTGATATTAACGGTCATCCGTTCGTATTGGCATTAGGTATGGCTCGCATGCAGGTGATGAACCTGACTATGCAAGTGCATAACGCTTTTACCTACGAAGAGATGACAGATTGTCTCGAACTAGGCTACGTCCCAGATCCACTAGTCCCCTCCTATCGCACAAAAATGCGAGAAAGAGAACTAAAGAAAGTGGGCCGCATCTTAGAAATACGTGATTTCCTTAACAAAGGTCTCC